ATCCCAACTTCCCGGATCTCGTACCGGAACCGCCCGCTCCCGACATCTCGATCGATCCGCGCGAAGAGTGGACGCGAATGCAGCAGGGTGAAGATATTCACGTCAATCCGATGGATAACGACCAGCTGCACATGATCAGGCATTGGCGCGACCATCAGGAGTCTCAGACGGATCCTGCCCGGGATCCGGAGGCCGTGAAGGCCCTCGAGGCCCACTACATGCAGCACATCGCCCAGCTGCAGCAGAAGAAACTGCAGCAGGCGATTATTGAGCAGGCCGTCCAGCATGTTGCGGCGACCATGAACGGCGCCGCGCCGGCCGGTCAGCCCGGCGGTGTGCTCAACTTCCCGGATGGCGTCTTCGGGCACGGAGCGGGGCGCGCGAAAGGCAAGCACGATGCCGTCACTGAACCATCAGGGAATCCGCTCGCTGTCGGACCGAACATCTATTCCGGTCATCCCGAAGTTGGCCATGAACAGTAGGCGCCGAGCTGCCCGCGCAAGCAGACGCATCGCGGCTACGGATGTCCTGCTCTCCATCCTTTCGGACGAGGTGCGGGCCGCTGCCCTGGCGATACCGGGCGAACTGGACTATGAGGTGGCTGCCGCGCTGGTGAGCGGGACCGCCGTGCGGCTGTTCGAATCGCTCAGGCACAGAGAATCGGCCACGATGGCCTTTCGGGCCCAAACCGCTGAGCGGTAAAGTGAACTGCATGGACTTTACCCGCGCAACTGAACTGACGCCGCAGGTGGCAGACATCTGCCCAGGCAGGCCGCGTACGTAGCAGCGTGCGGAGGGTTCGAGTCCCTCCCTGGAGCACCCGCATCTACGTTTTTCTTTTACACGCTGCTGGCCGCTTGCGATACAACGGCGCCTCTCCCGATCCTGGGCTCGACAGCGGCGGGTTGAGCGCCCTCGCGGCGTTCGTTCCGATTGTCGAATACCGGATCGGAACGTTATGGTGACCTATGACAGCGCCAAACCTGACACCCGCCCCGGCGCGGTTTCAAACGGACGGCTAGCGCCCCGGCTGCGGCGGGTTGCCCGTCTCATAAGTGAAGGGTGCAGAAATAAAGAGATCGCGGGCCGCATGGGCATCTCCACCGGAACCGTTAAAGTCTACGTGTCGGCAACCATGGAGGCGCTGAAGCTCGATTCCCGCCTGCAGGTCGCGCTCTGGGTGTTGGACGGCGGTCTCGAAAAGTTGCCTGACGACGGGAAATGACGGGCATGCTCTTCGACGATTTCGATCTCGATCGGGATGGGGACGAGCCGCTATTGTTCGAAGTCGGCTGGCTCCGCGCGTGCCGTCGAATAACGCCGCATGAAGAGCACACCCGATTTCAACGACTTGGTGAAAGCCCGCGGCGGCGCGGGTTTTTCGGCGCGCGGTAAGAAGGCCCGCCCGGCAGCTGCGCCGAAGGCGCCCGCACCGAAAACCGGGCAGAAGATTGCGGCCCGGCCGCCTTACGGCGCGTAATCAGATGGAGCCGCCGGTTAAACGTTCGAACCGGCTCGATCAGATCGATACCGAGCTGTTCGAGCAGATGCTCGCTTCGGGTTCGTACCAGCTGCTGCGGGCGCGGATCGCCGGCGAACTGGAGCGGGCCCGGACCGACTGCGAGAACCAGCCGGAGCCGCGGGAGGTGTACAAGGCGCAGGGCGCCGTGCGGGCGCTCCGCGTTGCGCTGGAGCTTCCGGCGAGAATTCTGCAGGAGATGAAGGCGGGGACGCGAAGCGTCGACTGAGGGCTGCATGACGTATGGAAGACATCCAGTGGGCGCTCGGCCGCATCGAGACGAAGATCGACAATCTCGAAAAGTCTTACCTGTCCCATTCCACGAGCGACGATGCGAACTTCAAGGACGTTCGCGATCGCCTTCGCCTGCTGGAGCCGGTGCTCGACCGGACGGAACTGAACGGGAATGCAATTGAATCGATTGAGGCGCGTGTGGCAGCAATGGAAAAGGTGAAACTGGAACAGAGCGGCGCCGCGGCGGCCATGGCTGAGCGGGCGGCGACGATCAACAGGCGGCTGGCGTGGATCGTTGCGGCGATCTCGGCGATCGGGACCGTGGTGAATATTCTGGTGCGCAGTCGCTGGTTTTAAGACTCCGGCGGAAGATCCGCAGGTTCCCTCCTGAGGGTTGGGCGCGCTGAACCGCCGCGCGCGTCGAATACCCGCCTATATGCTGAACCGTTTTCTCCTCCTGGCGAGCGGCATCGCGGTCAATCTGAACCACGTTAGCCATATCGACATAAGCCGCGAGCCCGTGATGATTCACGTGGGAACCGCCGCCATTCCTGCTCCTGGCTCTGACGCGGAGATGCTGCGCGAAGCGTTAGCCGAGAACGCCGTGGCTGGGACCGTGGACATAGCCGCATTGCGACGTCCGAACGAGCCAACCCCATTGACCGCTGCTGGAACCGCGACGATTGAGGGAGATCCCTCCGCTGGCACGGGCCAGATTGCCGGAGCTTTCGCGCTCGATCCCGCCCCCGAACCCGATCGCGGGGAGTCCTAGGCTGCATGCGATCCGTCATCGCGGCTCTTGCATTTCTCTGTTCTCTCATCCCGGCCTGGGCTCAAACTGCGGCCGTCCCTCTGCCTACCGCGCCCGTCGTCCTGCAGGTGCAGTACATGAGCCCGACTGTCATCCAGGCGAAATATGGCCGGCGGCTGCCGAAGGGCATCGTGGCGGGTTCCATCACCGGCGTGAACCTCGGGACGACCACGGTCACGGTCGGCCAGGGCTATGTTCTGCAGGTCTTACGGGCGAATGGCTATCGCGCTCTGAGCCAGACGGACGCGCGCGCGATCGTTCTCAAGGCCCAGGGTACCGGATTGCGGGCCGCATGGGGGAAGTACTCACCGCTCGGCGTGAAGATCATCGAGGACGTGAAGAACCTTGCGGTACTCCAGATCGTCAATTTCAGCCCGGCTGCGCGGGCGGCGCTGGTCTCGGTCGATGCGATTGCCAGCGCTGTACAGCCCGACGTCAGCACGGTGATCAATCAGATTTATCAGGCGTACGACGCCGACGGCGTCCAGCCGCTGATGCAGCTGCCGCCCGGCGCTGCCCTCACCGGAACGCTGCTCTTCGATGCGCCCGTGGCCGCCGCTCCCGGGACCGCGGCGGCCACTTTCACGATCAACGTGCCCGTTTCGAGATGAGCGCTGCCGCGATCGCATTTCCGGTTCGCTGCCACTACTGCAGCCACTTCCGTCCCGCGTGGCGAGTCCACCAGCTCAGCGGCGCTGCCCAGACAATCTGTGATTACTGCTTCGAGTGGCATAACAAAGCCATCGAGTTTCTGGCTGGCCGCGCGATGCCGGGCTGTCAGAAATGCGGGGCTACGTGGGAATTTCTGCGCGATTCGACGCCCGGGGTCGAAGTACGCATGTATGTGGTTCCCCGGGACGGGATCTATCAGTTGCTCTGCGCCGGCTGCATCCGGCCGTATGTCGAAAAGCGAGCGGATCTCTACCGTGGCACCGCCTTTGGAGCTGACTCTCTGAAAATATGACGCCTTCTACTGCCATCGTTACCGGTGCACCCGCGGTCCCCGCCGCAGCAGCAGGTGCGCCACCGGCCGCTGCTGCCGCAGACGCAGCTGTCGATACCGCCGCCCTTCAGAGGCAGATCGAGGAGCTGAAAGAGCAGAGCGCGGAGGCGTTACGCACCGCGCAGTTCTGGGCCGACAGAGCGAAAGAGAAGCCTGCGGCTAAAGCCTCCGAACCGGCTGAAGACGAGCCGGACGTCCTCGAAGCCATTACGACCCGGGGCGCGAAAGGTTTCGACGAGCTCGCTTCCAGACGCGGCTTCATCAAAAAAGAAGAGGTCGAAGGCCTCATCAACTCCCGTGCCGCGACGTTGAGCAAAGAGCAGGAACTGATGGGCGAGTATCCGGACCTGAAGAAAAAGGATTCGGAGTTCTTCAAGGCCACCGCGCTCGCTTACGGCGAGTTGGTGAAGGGCGGAACGCCTCAGGCGATCGCGATGGAAATGGCGGCGCGGCAGACCGAACTCGCCTTCATTCGCGGCGGAAAAATCAAGCTTCCGGGCGGCGAAGCCGGCAAGGAAGAGAAGGAAGCGCTGCGGCTGGCTCGTATCCGCGCCCAGGCGGGCGAGGGCGGCGATCGCCGTCCTGCCGGCGGGACTGAGGAAGACGAAGAGCTCACGGCCGAGCAGAAACACATTGCGGACCGCATGGGCATCTCGCACGAGGCGTACGCGAAACGGGCAAAGGCTGGAGTTGCTATGGGAGGCGGCCGGAAATAAATGGCGGCTCCCCGCAATAACCGAAGAGCGCCGGTGGCGGACCCGGCAGCCGTCGCTAACCAGCGTATTCTGGCCGAACGTCAGGATCGCATCGACGCCAAAAACTCCGAGAAGGCGCTGGCTACCGACCTCGGCCTCAACCTCAAAGATCCCGATCCGGATCCGGACCGGCCGACCGAAGACCCCGTAGAGTTCCTCTCTGAAGAGTGGGACAGGAAGACTTTCGGCGACGCGATCCCTACGTACACGCGGGTCGTTTACGGCCCGGATCCGCTGCTGATCAACTGCCCGGAAGTGAAGGCATCGATCGAGAATATCGGGCTGGAGCGCTACGCCAATGCGACGGCGGAAGCCATCCGGCTGAAAGAAGAGAATGCCGTTCCGGACCCGATCATGCGGACAGGGTTGCGTGCGGCGATCGCCCGGTTCGGCGTCGCGGCTGTGGCTATGGCGTTTCACACCCGGATCATGCGGATCCCGCAGCGGACCGTCGAAGTGGAAGCGGACCGTTCCGACGCCATGATCTTCGCGCAGCCTATGGAGGAGGCCGTTTTGAAGTACGGCAGTCCCGGAATGGCTCCGAAGTTTTTATCCGATCGCTGCGTGGGCGTGCTCGGCATGCGAGGTTACAAGGCTGTAATCGATGAGAGGGGCGACCCGGTGAAAGTCGGGACGCTCATCATGGCGGAGATTCCGCTGCGCATGGCGGAAGCGCGGCGCCGGCATTATGCCGAGGAGTCCGAAGAGAAGGTGCGTGACAGTCAGGCGCAATTCGAGGACGTTGCGGTGCGGGCGATACGCGAGGAGGGAAATCACCCCGGCCTGGGCGTGCTCGGCCAGGGCGAGATGGTAACGGCCACCGACACCGCCGACCGCGCGTCGTTCGGACGTTCGCGCGAAGTCGGTTTCAATGTCGAAAGGTAGAGGAGACTTTACATGGCCAATCCAAATAATCCTTTTGGTTTTCGTCCGATTATTCGCGCCGGCGGCGCGCCGTTCTCCGTCAGCGAGTACGGGAAGCCTGCGAGCGACTCGAATGCGATCTTCGCCTTCGACCTGCTGAACAAAGTTGCCGCCGGAGTGGCATTGCCGGAGGCGCCCACCTATAACCTGCCCGGCGTGCAGACCGGTTATCAGGGCACGCCAGGCACCAGCTTCTATGTCGGGCCCACTCTCGCCTACGGGGCGGCCAGCACGCTTTCCGTGCATCCGGTCTGCGACGAGCCCGATCTGGTGATGAACGCCCAGGCCAAGACCGGCACTGTGATTTCGACCGCTTCCCACATCGGCAAGCGCGCCAACGTCAGCCTGACCCTTGCAGGCCTGACGACCACCAGATCCAGCCGCATGGCCGTCGACAGCGGGACCATTGCGGCGACTTCCACCCTCGACCTGCAGCTGCTGCGCGTCTCGATGATCCCGCCGAACGCGGAGGGCGACTCGGCAATCCTCGAGGTGTCGATCAACAAGCACATCCTCGGTCAGCAGACCGCGGGCGTGTAACGCCACTAACCAGAGGCTCATATGTTTATCCGCACACTTTTCCCGGACCTCTTCCTGCAGGCCATGCTGCCCGCGATCGACGAGGTAGTCATGACGAAGTACTCGGAGTTTCCGGACGAATACAGCGAGGTCTTCCGTATGGAGAGCTCCTCGCGCTCGATCGAGCAGACAACCGAAGTCACCGGCTTCGGGCAGTTCTCCGTCGTCCCGGAAGGCAAAGACACTGTCTACGACCAGGCGCTGCCGGGCTTCAACAAGACTTACGTCCACGCCCAGTATTCGCTGGGCTTCCGCGTGACGAAAGTCGCGATGGATGACGACAAGTTCGGCGTTGTGCAGAAGCTCGCGACGGAGCTCGGCCGAAGCGCGAAGGAAACCAAAGAAGTTGTGGCCGCGAATGTGATCAACACCGGCTTTACTTCGTCTACCGGGCCCGACGGCGTCTCGCTCTTCAACACCGCGCATCCGCTGATCGGCGGCGGCACGCAGTCAAACCGGCTGTCGTATGCCACGGACCCGGATGTGACGTCGATGCAGCTCGTGCTGACGCTCATGCGGTCAACCGTCGACCACCGCGGAAAGAAAATCCGCATCCCTCCGAAGAAGGCCATTTTCCCGCAGAATCTTGAATTCGTTGGGGCGGAGCTGCTGGGCGGCGTCGACCGTCCGGACACGGCGAACCGCGCGATCAACGCGTTCAAACGGCGCTCCGGCTTGCCGTCGTTCGATTCGTGGATGGTCTGGGACTACCTCACGGATCCGGACGCGTGGTTCGTCGAAGGGAACGTGGCAGACACGGAACTGCGGTGGTACGACCGTGAGCCGTTCAACACGGTCCACGATCTCGACTTCAACTCGCGCAGCGTGAAGACCGCCGGCTGGATGCGGTTCGCCTGCGGGTTCAACGGCTTTTACGGCCTCGCCGGCGTGCCATCGAGCTAAGAGGGAGTTATGTCCGGATCATCGCAGAAACCGACCAGAGTCAAAGAACTGCACGTCGTCGCCCCCGGCGCCGGCGGAGCCGGGCATGAGCCGAGTGTCGGCTCCGGGAGCGAGGTACCGGTAAAGATCTTCCTTCCGTCTTCGCAGTCGGTGGACGCGTTTGAGATCCTGACAGCCGCCGGCGTCGTGCTGTTCTCGATCAACAGCGCCGGAGCCATTGCGAGCGGTCCCGGATCGGCGGCGGGCCTGGGCACGCTTGGCGTGGCGCATGCCGTCTACAATTTTGCGACGGACGGCGGCGCAAGCTGCACGCCTGCGCTGAACGCGGTCATCCCATCCCACGCGATCCTCATCGGCGCCACCGTGAACGTACCCACCGCGGTTACGGCAGCCGGATCGGCGACGGTCGGGATCGGCACCACGGCCGGTTCTTCCTCCACCTCGATTCTCGCGGCAACCGCGAAAGCCACGCTGTCGCTGGATGCCCTTATCAACGGGGTTCCCACGTTTGCCGCGCCGGTAAAGATGTCCGCCTCGGGCAGCATTTCGATCGTTGTCGCGACCGGCCCTCTGACCGCCGGTGTAATCGAAGTTTTCGTGTATTACGTAGTGCCTCAGAACGCTTAACAACCGGAAGCTTAAGACCGGGAGAAGGAAAAAACGGGCGGCATGAACCTCGTACTTTGCTACAAAAACTTCGCGGCCAACGCGAACATCTCTCATATCGGCCTCGGCGTCTCCGCGCTGAATACGGCCAAAGTTCTCAAACGCCATGGCGTCGCCGTGCGGGCCTTCGCCATCAACTCCATCGTGGATCTGGACGCATTTCTTGCGAATAATCCCGCCACCACCCATGTGGTCATTTCGGCGGCATGGCTGCCGGTGCTCGATCTGGGTAAGCTCGTGATCCGCTACCCTGGCGTTGAGTTCGCCGTCAACATCCACTCGAACGTCGGCTTTCTGCAGGCGGATTCGAATGGCGTGCAGCTGCTGGGGAGCTACATCCACCTGCAGAAGGAGCTGCTGAATTTCCGCGTCTCCGGCAACAGCACGAAATTTGTCGACTGGCTGATCGCGGCTTACAGCACGCACCCCTTGTACCTGCCCAACCTCTACAATCTCGATTCCACGGTACCGGTCTCGCGGCCACTCTATAACGGCGGCACGCTGCGCATCGGCGCGTTTGGCGCCTGCCGGCCGCTGAAGAACTTCCTGACGGCTGCCGCCGCGGCGATATCGATCGGGAAGCAGCTGAGGGTACCGGTCGAGTTCTGGATGAACGGCGGCCGTCCGGACGGCGGCGGGTCGATCGAGCGCGCGATCCGGGAACTGATCCGGCAGCAGGCCGGCGTTTCGCTGCGCATCCTCAACTGGTCGGCATGGCCGGAGTTTCTCGAACTCATCGGGACCCTGCATCTGATGATCCAGGTGAGCTATACCGAGAGCTTCAACATGGTGACCGCGGACGGCATCTCGAAGGGCGTTCCCTCGGTCGTCTCCTCCGCGATCGACTGGGTGCCCGACCGCTGGGTGGCCCAATCGGACGATGCGCTCGACGTCGCCTGCGTGGGACGTTCCCTGATCACGGACCCGTGCGCGATCGCTGACGCGGTCGATTCGCTCGAGCGTCACAACCAGAACGGCTTTTATCGTTGGACCGATTTCCTCGACCTCGCCCCTCAGCCGTTCCGGAGCGCGGCCACCACGAGGGCTGTCCGGTAACCGATGAACAGTAAATCCAGCCACCGTAACGTCATGCCGGCGACGGCATGCGCCGCATCCTCCACCACCACCTCGCAGACTCAAAACGCGACCTGGGGCAAGGGGATCCGGTTTTACGTTACGGCGGCGGCCGTGACGGCCGGCGGCGGTGCGGATGCGATTTCGCTCTGCGCGGTGCCTCCGGCTGGTGGAAGTGCGATTCCTATCGTCGGATTCAGCGGCGTGAACATGCTGTCCGCTGTGGGCGTCTATGTGGCCGACTTCTATCCGGGCGCGTGGATCCCCGCCAGCGTGGCATCCGGCGGCAAGCTGCTGGGCGCGGCTGGCGTCGAGCTGCCGATGAAATGGGCAGTGCAGATCGTGATGGGGGCGGGAAATGCGGCGACTATCACGGTCGACGCCGAAATGATGCCATGAGATTGTGTCGGATGTTCTCCGTCGCGCTCCTCGGGGCGCTGACGGCCTTCCCGCAGGCGATCAACACCCCCGCCAATCCGACGAACAACCCGAACCAGATCAACGTCACTCCTGCGTATTTGTATTTGAACAAGATGCATTACGCGGGGGCGTGGAGTTCGACCGTCTCCTACAATTCGCAGGATCTGGTCGTATACTCCTCGCTTCCTTACATCAGCCTGGCCGCGCCGAACCTGAATAACACGCCGGACTCCTCCCCGGCGCAATGGTATGCGCTCCCGGGCTCGAGTGGCGGAGGCGGCACGTGGGGAACCATCACCGGCACGCTTTCCTCTCAGACCGATCTTCAGTCCGCTTTGAACGCGAAACAGAATTCACTCGGCTACACGGCCGAGAACGCAGCCAACAAAGACGCGGCCAGCGGGTACGCGGGGCTTACGGCGGCCACATTACTGAATGCGGCCGAGATCCCTCCTCCCGGAGCCTCGGCGCTGGGCGGCGTGAGCTCGAAAACATGCACCAATCAGGCGCTCACCGCACTATCAACGGCGGGCGCATTCACCTGCGCCACTGTGACCAGTTCCTATATCGACACCTCGATCGCAAAAACCGGGACCGATATCAACACATCGAACCAGGTGACCGCGACCCACCTGGCGGCCGCGCTGCCGGTCGCGCAGGGCGGAACGGGTACCGCAAGCACGCTCAGCGGGCTGGTCCGCGGCAACTCCTCGGCTATGACGGCGTCGGAGATCAGCGGCGACTGCACTACGAGCGGCAGCGCGGCCATTACGTGCACGAAGACATCCGGCAGCTTATTCGTAACTTCGGCCACCACAGACACAACGAACGCGGCTAATATCACCAGCGGAACTCTTCCGGCTGCGCGCCTTCCGAATCCATCCGGTACGACGCTCGGCGGGATCGAATCTTATGTCGCTGTGTCCAATCAGTTCCTGGATTCGGTCAGCACATCCGGTATCCCGCATTCACGGGTGATCGCGACGGGGGACGTGCCCACGCTAAACCAGTCAACGACGGGGAACGCGGCCACTGCCACAGCGCTCGCGGCCACGCCGACACTTTGCTCTACCGGTCAGGCGCCGACAGGGATTCTGGCAAGCGGCAACGCCACGGGGTGCGCATCTGCTTCTTCGGCATTTTCCGACTTCCAAACGACGACCAGCACGGGAACCAGCAGCGGCACTGCGATCACGCTCTTCAGTACATCGGCGCCCGCTCTTTCGGCGGGCAAGTGCTACACGATCGAGTTCGAGGGCCAAAACTCCGTAACTGCAGGCGATTTCAAAATTATGGTGGATACGACGCAGGTCGCAGAGCCATACAACGGCGCGAACGATATCTCCGGCCGCTTCGTGCATTGCAACAATAACGGCGTCCAGAATGCCCAGACCACCTTCGCATCTCCGGCGGTAGGGTTTTACTCGGGCGGAACCGTCGCGTTCAGTGGCTCCCCGAACAACTCGCTGTCTACCCTGACGACCACCCAGGCGATCGACTGGACATCGGCCCACACGATCAAGCTCACCGTAACTGCGGCGAGCGGGACTTACAAGGGCGGTTACTGGCACATTTACCAAAACTGAGGATAGGTTATGACCTGGGGGCAACTCAGACTTCAACTGCAGACATCGGCTCCGGACGTCTCGCTCGACCTTCTCGATGAGTGGCTGAACACCCGGTACGAGCAGGTCCTCGAAGCGACGGATTGGCAGGGCCTCAAGGCCCATGCAACCCTCCAGACCCAGGCGGCATACGAATCGGCCACCGATACCGTTACGGTCACGGTCGGCTCCTCCTCGGTCGCCGGTTCCGGCACGGCGTGGACCAGCGCCATCACCGGGCAACGATTCTACGTCCCGGGCGACACGGTGATTTACGCGGCCACGTATGTGAGCGGGACCTCCCTCACTCTCGACCGGCCTTACGAAGGGAACGGCGCCGCGGCCACCGGAACCGTTTACGCCGGTTCCTCCTACGTTTTCATGCAGCACATTTATGCGCTGCCGTCCGACTGCCGCTCGGTTGTCACGGTGCTCGATCCGATCACCGGACTGCCGATGGAGTCTTTCACGAAGGACGGCCTCGACCGATCGGCCGGATCGCGTGCGAGGGTCGGCTACCCGGCCGGGTGGGCCGAGTATGACGACAGCCCCGAGACCTCGCCGCCGGTGCTCCATCAGATCGAACTCAACCCGCCGCCGCTGCAGGCTCGCGGGTTTCCGCTCGAATACCTGCGCGCGGCGCTGGCGTTCGACGGCGGCAACACCAGCGGATCGCCGTTGCCGTTCGTCAGCAGCACGGTGCTTCTGGCGGGTGTGCGGTCCGATATCGCGCTTCACCAGGAGAGATTCACAAAGGCCAAAGGTTACGAGGAAGAGTTCAGCCAGGAACTCGCGCGGCTGCTGCTGGTCGAGCATACACAGCGGCGCGTGAAAGCTTCCGTGAAGATGGCGCCCCGTTTCACGCGGCACCGGATGGCGCGGGCGGCGCGGGGATACCGGCGCGGCTTCGGCCCTTCGAATCTGCCGACGAACGTTCCGTAAACCCGTATGACCCTCGCAACGATGTACGGGCTCGTGTCGCAGCGCCTGAACGAAGTAGCCGCGCCGGTGTTCTATCCGACCGCTGAAATCATCGCGGCGATCAACGAGGCGAACCGCCTCTTTTGCCTCCTGACTCTCGCGCTCGAAACTACCGCCTCCTGGACCCCGACCACAAATACGACGTTCTTCCACATGCTTCCGCTCTTCACGGACTGGATCGTGCCCCTACGGATCACGCTCGCCGGCGGCGCGAAGGTGCGCCCGGCCCGGCTCGGCGAATTGTGGGCTCTCGATTCTCAGTGGCCGCAGTCGCCCGGGGCTCCGTACCGATATGCCGCGATCGGAGCGGATCTGATCGCGCTCTACCGGCAGCCGGCCGTCGATACGGCGGTGAGCCTGACTTACGCCCGTGCGCCACTGGCGCTTAGCGATGATGGCGACGTGCCCGAGACGCCGGCTGAATACCACCCGGTCTACGTCCCGTACGCGATCTATCGCGTTCGCCAGATGGAAGGCGGAGAAGCCCTCGCATCGGTGCTGCCCCTGCTCGGCGAGTTTCTCGACGCTGCAACCGAGTACGCCGGTTTTGTGCGCGCGCGGAATATCGGCCAGGGATACGATTCAGTGCCGGCGGAGCTCGCTCTCTTCGACCGGTCCCGGCTTAGCGGGAAGAAGAAATCCTGATGGACACCGTAAACTGCATCGCGGACGTCTGGTACCGGCTCGGCTTCCTGAGCGCGGCGGATCTGGCCGCCGCTACCGGCCCGATCACACCTGCACAGCTGTATCAGTATGCGGATGACGCCGCGAAGTTTCTGGCGCGCAGTTCCTCCCTGTTTCTCAGCTACGACGATTCGGTCGATGTCATCGCGGCCACCGCCGTTTACGCGCTGCCGACCGGCCATGTGTTTACCGAAGGCGCGTGGCTGCTGTATTCCGGGCTGCCTCCGCAGCTGCTGCGCCTGTCGACCGTGGGGCAGCTGTTCGCGCTCGATGGGAACTGGTCATCGACCGCGGGGGATCCGTCGCGGCTCTCACTCGACGCCGGCGCCGCGAATACCGGAACGCTCTACCCGATCCCGATCTCCGACGCCACGCTTGCCCAGATCATGCAGGCGATACCCGCCACCGTGACTGCGGATTCTTCGACTCTGCCGGTTTCAGCCGTGCTGCAGGACTACTTCTCGGATGCCATGATCGCCGGGGCGCGATCGAGTGAAAGCGATTCGGCAATGCCGGAAGTCGCGGCCCACCTCAGAGAGCGCATGAAGCTCTACGAGGCAACGATGCGGAATTTGTGGGGCGCGGGCCGCTGATGGGATACGAACGCAAGTCGATCCAGATCCTCGGCGGGGGATACAACGCGCTGCCGCCTGTCGACAAGACACCCATCACCGATTACCTCCTCGCGCAGAACTGGCGTTCCGACGCCCTCGGCCGGCTGGTCTCGCGAGCCGGATACGTGCGCCAACTCTCGATCGCGGGCGCCGGAATCGCGCACAGCGCCGGGTCCGCGGGCGGCCCCGGGGCCCCGTATTACGTCGGCTGTAATTCAGCAATTTCAAGCCCCACTTCGGCGGTTTACTACGACGGGGACTCGACAGCGATCGCGACGGGCTTCGACGGCAACCGGATCGCGTTCGCCTCGCAGAACGGCTACATGTACGTGATGAACCGCGGCAACCAGGGACGCCATTCGGCGGCCGGGGGCTGGGAGGCGTGGAATCTGGCGGCACCGCCAGCGAGCCCGACTGCCTCCAGCGGGTCTTCGCCGTCGCCGGTTTCGAGCGCCACCTACACTTACGGCACCTACGGAACGACGATTGCGGCGAGCATTTCGGCAGGCTCGGCCACCGTTACGGCCGCCTCAATGACGCTGGCCTCGGGAGTGGCCATCGTTGCCGGAACGCAACTGATCATCTGCGACGCTGCCAGCGCAAATTGTGAAGTCGTCACGGTCACAGGCATCACAGGCTCTACTTTCACCGCCGTCTTTGTTCACAGCTACACAGGCCCGGGAATACTGGTCGGCCAGTACGGCTACCTGCATTCGCTCACCATCGCGGGCGTCACGTATTCTTTTGCGGACATCGGGTACAGCAATGCCCAGGTCCCGGCAGTCATGGCGGGAATCTGCTCCGCCGATACCAACGCCGCGGCGACCTACGGCGGGTCGGGAAACAGCGTCGTCGTCGCCCCGATCGTGACCAACACGCTGATCCCGATCAGCGGGTCGGATGGCAATACAGACGCCAATCTCGCTTCGGGAGGCGTTACCAGCCTGCCCAATGGCAGCTACCAGTACTACGTGACGTTCATGAGCGCGGATCTTACGCTCGAGTCGAATCCGAGCCCCGCTTCGGACGTGGTGTCCGTCGTCTCCCAGCCGATCGCGGTCACCATTCCTACGGCTGACGCGCCGGTCGATACCCGCATCGGCTTCGTGAATATTTACCGCACCGGCGGGACGCTGGGGCAGCCTTACCGGGTGGGTCAAATCGTCTCCACGGCCGCATCGCCGGCGACCGCCTTCACCGACTCGATGCCTGACCTGCAGGCCACCAATAACGGGCAGACGATGCCGACCACGAACGACGCACCGCCAGCGTGCGCGGGCATGATCGGGCCATTCTTTTCGCGGCTGTATGGCTGGTCGACGACGGCGAACGTGAACCGCCTGTTCTACACCCCGATCGACACGCCGCAGTACTGGAACACGGATCCGCAGGTGGGCGACTGGGTGGATGTGGGGCTCGACGGCGAGGAGATCGTCTGGTGCTCGATCCATACGAACCTGCTGATCGTTTACAAAGAGCGCTCGATATGGATGCTGATCGGCGACGCCGCCACGGGATCCCTCGAACAGGTCTATGACGGGCTCGGGCTGGCCGGCCAGTTCGCCCTCGCGCCAGCGGGACAGATCGATTACTTCGTCGCGCCGAACGGACTTTGCCTGTTCGACATGAGCGAGGTGCACGTCCTCAGCGGCAACATATTGCCGCTTTTCAATCAGTCGATCACCAACGCGGGGAATCTCACTCCGCCGGGTTCGGTGCTGCCCGGATCCGCTTTCAATTCGACATCGACGGCCGCATACGCAGTGGCCCTCGGTCATGCCATGGGGAGGCTGTACATCTCCTACGCGGAGCAGGGCGGAGACTTCAATCTGCTGGTGTTCGACGAAGGTCCGGAGCCGGAGCGCAACGCCTATCTGACGCAGCAGCGCGCGGGGCGCTGGTTCTACGAGCGCAATGCGTACAACCGCACATATTCCGTGGGCGGTTTCTTCGGGTTCTTCTTTGACGGCACATCGATGTGCGGCCTGACCGGCGTGGGAGGGGGAAAGGCCCAGATATTCTCGATTGCCGATTTCCGCGGCTTCCTCGGCGAGGACCAGCAGTTCCAGCCCACATCGGGCAGTATCCCGGGCAACGTGCCGATCGAGTGCGTGTGCCAGTCGCACTACGAGGACTGCGGCCTTCCCGACAACGACAAGATGTTTCTCGAGGTCGCAATCGACTTCGAGTTTGCGACGGGCGCCGCGGCCGACGTCTATGTGAGTTTCAACAACGGCGTGGTCGCTGCCGGGAATGTCGGCACGCTGGCCGCAGGCGCGCGGAGAACCCAAAGTTTCGGTTTTGCCGGCACGTCATTTCCCGGGCTCGAAGAAGCCGGGGTTCTCGCGCGGAATATTTCCGTGCTCGTCGACGCCGCGACCACCGGCATCGCGATCGTCCACAACGTGTACATCTATTACTACGTGGAGGCGAGGCTGGCGCTGGTCGCGTCCACGATCCCGACAGACCTCGGCGTCGGCAAAGTGAAGGAGTGCAAGGAGCTCGAACTGGATATCGACGCCTCTGGTGGAACGGTTGCGGCGACAATAGCCTCCGACCTGCCGGGCAACGCTCTCTCGACCAGGCATAGCCCCACGGTGGCCGAAGGCGGCCGGGCGATCTGGCGGTATCCATTCGCGATCACGCGGGGACTGCTCTGGCAACTCTCGCTTGTCGGCGCCGCTCCGTTCCGGCTTTACTCGGCCCGGCTGCTCATGCGGGTAATCGGGGTATCAGTCGAAAGCTATGAGTCCGCGGCGGGGTTTGTGTGGGACTCGATGCAGGTCGATCTCGGCGATGCCGATTCTAAGATATTCGACCAGCTGCGTTTCGAAATGGAGTCCGACGGGGATGTTTCAGTGACGATGCTCACAGATCTGCCGGGCGAAGCCTTCTCGTCGCGCGGGACGTTTGTACTTGCGACGGCGGCGACGGCCCGCGCCTGGGTAACCGTGCCATTACCCCCGGGCATTGAAGGCCGGTCGGTGCAATTGCAGTGCGTCGGGCCCGCGGGCTACCGGTTCTTCACCGTGCAGGCCCGCTGGAGCCGGATCGGCCGGTACCTCGCCGGCAGTACGCCCTCGGGAAATGACGATGCGTTCAACACGCTCGAATTCGATTTCGAGTCCGAGCGGCGCAAGATGTTCAAGCGGATCGAAATCGACATGGTGGCCACCGGCACGGTCAATATGTCGGTCATCACCGACCAGGACGGCGCTGCGCTCGCAACGGTCAACGGGCCGACAGCGCTGACGACGCCGAACGGCCGGACGGCGCTGCTCGTGATCATGCCTCCGGGAATTCGCGGGCGGCTCATGCGCGTGCTGCTCACGAGTACCGCGGCGGCGCGGATTTACCGGATCCGCGTCTGGACCCGTAATCTGAACGATCCGCAGGCCGGCTGGAAATGGGAAGATTTTCCGCTCGAGACGTCGGACGTTCTTCCGAAGTGGTCGAGCCTCGTGATCGACGAGACGCCGCCCAAGTGGGAACTGGTCGATCTGGATTTTCAAGTGAGTGACTCGTGAGCAAACAGCTAGCGCCATTACCGCAGGGCATAGAGGGTCAAAAACTCGTTCTGGCAGTGAATGACCGGCTACGCCGCATCAGCCTCGCCCTCGGCACGGGAGCGCCGGGCAAGACCGGAGCGCCGGGGTCGCCCGGAGGTGCCGGCGTTTCGGCGGCATTCGTGGCCCATTCTCTTTCCGGCAGCCCGCTTACCGTGCTCGGGCCTGGACTGGCAACCCCTGGGTCGCTGCAGATTGTCACTCTCATGCAGGATGCCACCGGTGGAAGAGCCCTCCCGGCTTTCGCGACTGGCGTCGGCGGCTACGCTTCGGACACCGCGCTGCGAGTCCAGGACGCGCCGATCTCATTCAGCGGCAACCCGGCATCCATCACGATTCTTATATTCATCGCGGTCGGATCGGGAGCTTCAATGCGGTGGATTCTTTCCATGGGCGCGTCGGGAGGAAGCGCGCTGTGAGAAGGCTACGTTGCTTCTGTCTGGCGCTGACACTGGCGGCAACGCTCTGGTCGCAGGAGATAAGCCGGGTGACGCTGGTAGTGGACAATGCTCATTATTCGGCCAGCGCGATCGCGTCGTGGTCCGGATCGGGAGCGATCGCGAAGGCGCTGGCGGCGATCCCCTCGGGGGCCACCGCAACGATTCAGGTCCCGGCCGGGTACGTGGAGACGCCTACAAGCGAGATCGTCGTGCCGTCGACCGTCTCCAATCTGACTATTCAAGGCGCGCAGGGCGCGGTCCTGAAAGCCGGCGCGGACGGCATGAACGTCATGCGCATCCTCGGGAACTTCGTCACGGTCAGAGGCATGTCGTTCGACGCGAATGGGCATACGGGCACCACCGGGATTATGGCCGGAACCTCCGTGAGTCAGTATCAAACCGGAACGGCATCGATCACCTCCGGGGGTACGGCGATCACGGGCGTCGGCACGACATGGACAAGCTCCATGGTGGTCGCCGGGGGGAAAACTGTTTTCGGAATCGAGTCTGGTGGCGTGTTCGGGACCTGTGTGGTCTCGGCCTTTATCGACGCCACGCATCTGACCTGTGCGGCACCGGGATTCACAGGGAGCACGGCGTCCGGCCTCAGTTATTTTGTGATCTGGGTGCCGAGCCCCGCAGTGGATGGTTTCCTGTCGGACGGCAACGTATTCACAGGTCACGATTATGACCACGTGATCTATAACGCCACCGCTGAGGTGAAAAATTCCACCGGCCTGCCGCGTCTGGAGTGCGTTCTCTACAATACTTTCCTCAACACCTTTGCCAATGGCGCTTCCATCAACTACCACGACAGCACTTGTTCGCCCACGGTCGGTAAGGTTGCCGCCATGGAGGCGCAGGGAAACGGGATCGCCTTCTACTTCATGCGCAACGTCACTTTGATCGCAAATGGGCTTGCATTCACGCCTGGCATTTTCTCTGGCGGAAGTTCCGGCTACGGCGGCCCATACGACCAGTTGGTCGGCGGCGAGATCTCCGGGAACCATTGTGAGAATGTCCTGCCGATGAACGCCAATGCGGGAGGCGGCGCATTCGCCATAGAGGTTTACGGTCATGACTTCACAGTGGAAGGCAACGACTGCAACGGGACCGCAGTCGGGATTCTGTACAGCGGGCAGCGGAACAAATACGTCCACAACCGGTTCTCCGATATCTTCGTTGGCCCAGCGGCCACCACGACAGGATCAGTCACGAGCGGTATGACGACCCTGACCGTCTCCTCCGGCCTGGGGATAACGAGCGGAATGGTGGTAGTGGACACCGGAAGCGCCAATGGAATTCCGCTCAACACGAGGGTGACGGGCGCAGGAACCACGTGGACGTTATCTGCAGCGGCTACAGCATCGCTCAGCGGAGAGCCGCTGGCCTTCATGTCGGACGAACTGACGGCCTACGGCTGGGGCGCGCAAATGAACCACGGCCAGGGCTACACGAGCCCGTTGAACATCGCAGGGAACAACACTTTCGAAGACAACAGGTGTACCAACTGCATGTCGGGCAACATAAACACTGCGGGCAGTCTCGGCGGCAATACGATCATCGGGAACTCGGACGCCCGATCTTTCGGCTTCCTGGCAACCGACACTCAACAGATCTACCGGGGTATTGAGTCCGGCGGGACGCAGCAGCCGGACATGCACGTGGGAAATCAGTCATACCTCTCTGCTTCGGCAGCGGGATACTCGCTTTCCTCCCCTTCGCAGTTTTTCTGGGGGTGCTGGTCCGATCAAAGTTCAACCGCGCTCGGCCCGATATCCATCCAGGGAGGCATCTGCAGCAACCAAAACACCACGCCATTCGGGCAGCCCCTGGTGGGATTTGCCGGCGGCAGTTACTTTAACGGCTCCACGGTCACAGACACGACGTGGTTCAACATGGCGCAGGGGGGCGCCGGCGTCTCCGGTCTCGCCAGCTCCACGATTGCTTATTGCGGAAACCGATCCCTGCCCGGGTCCGGGTCTGCCATTGCCGGAGACTTCCTGCTGGGATGCAATCAGGCTCCGCCAGGGCCAGGAGGTCCGACGCTGGACGTGATTACGTTCACGCCTACGGCGATCGGCTGGTATCGCGTCGCCAGCGGAGCCAACCTGATCAGCGGGCACCTGGAGATCTTCGATCCTTCCTACGATGGAACCGCCGAAAATGCAGCGTTCTGGTATGCAGGCAACACGTCCGCCGCGTCGTATTTGAACCAGGACCAGTATCTGTTCTACAACTTCGGCAGCGTGGTGGATCAGGCGCGGCTTTCATACGACGGCAGCGGCATCGTGTATCTGGACGTTCACGTCAGCACGGCGACGAGCCCCACTCCTCTCACGCTCTATTTCTCGGAATGGGGAACGCTGAACGGGGCGACCCAGACGCTGGTGTCGAGCCCGGTAGTCGGCGCTACTGCCGTCAATCTGACCGCCACCCTCACGATGGGCCCAGGGTTTCAGTCCACCGTGGCAATCGCCAACTCACAGCTTGCCCATTCCTCGGTGACTGTGACCGCGGGTTCCGGGCTGACGGGTGGCGGCGCGGTATCTCTCGGCGGATCTGTGACGGTGAGCGGCGGCGGCGTCACGCATACGACTACACAGCCCTGCACAGGCACGCAGGTATTCACCAATGGCGTGCTTACCTCTGTCAGTGGAACATGCTGACAATTATCGAGCCGTTTCCTGCCTGGGCGTGGCCGCTCGCTTATGGCTGGGCGGAGCGAACCCGGGCACAGCTGGCCGACGACTTCTTCCCGGGCACGCCGGATGCATTTGTCGAACACTACAGCGGGACGTTCGGCGGCGCGAGGACATTCGGGTTATGCAAAGACGGCGGCAATATCGCAGGCGTGATCATCTTCGAACGGGCTTCGCCCGTGGTGGCCACCGCCCATATTCTGCTTGCGAAACGGCTGTGGGGCATTCCGGCCGCGGAACTGCGCGAAGCCGCGCGGCTCATGTTCGAGGGACAGACCGGGTTGATTCGGATACAGGCCTTCGTTCCGGCCTGGAACCGGCTCGCGATCGCGCTCGCGAAACGGCTCGGGGCGAAGGTCGAGGGTACGCTTCGCGCGGCAACCATGCGCGGCGGGAAACCGGCCGATGCGGTTCTCCTGGCGGTCACGAGAGAGGATTTTTACATGGAGGAAAAACGTGGGACTGACGCTCGGAGGATCGACAGGGGGCACGAGCAGCAGCTCGACGGGCAGTTCCACCACGTCGGGAACTTTCTCGCCGGTACAGACGGCCGTGCAGAACCAGACGGGCGGTCTGCTGTCGCAGGACCTCGCCGGGGCGAGCGGGGGCACGCTGACGCCGGGAACCACGGCGGAGGAAACCCAGGCGGCGGACCAGATCAACAAGACGTCGAGCGGGCTGACGGACCGGGTGAACCAGTTCCTCGCACAGCGGGGGTTCGGAAAGAGCGGGCAGACCGGTCAGACAAGCCTGCAAGGCGAGCTCGGGCGGGAAAGCCAGCTGGGAACAAACGCGGCCAACTTCGCGGGGCAGCAAAATAGCCTCAACTCGACCAACCTGCTTGCCGCGCTGAACTACGCGTTCACATCCCTCGGATCGACGGGAAGCGGCTCCAGTTACGGAAGTGGATCGAGCTGGGGAGTCGGGGCTGGAGCCAGCCTCGGCGCACCAGTAGGAGGCAAATGATCTGATGGGCTCTTTTCCTGCTCTGCCTTCCGGCAACAATCCATCACTGGGCGCCGCAGCCGGGTATGCTTCGGCGGCGTCCTCGCTGCTCAATGGCCTGAATGCGGCCGCAAATCAGCAGGCGCAGCTGCAGCGGCAGCAGCAGTTGAACCAGCAGGCGCTCGATCATCAGGCATTTGTCGACCACATGGACCTGATCAACCGCGGCGCCGTTCCGGTCGATGTCGAGAAACCGTCGACGACGTCCACCGGAGCGCACTTCATCGATCGCACTCAAACGGCCGCGCAGGGCGCCGGCGAAACAATAACGGAACCGGCTAGCGGCAAACGGTATTACGTGCCGACACAGACCGAGCGGGACGCGCAGTCAGGAAAGACATTTGTGCCGACCGGAGGCCTCGCCGAAGCGCTGAAGAACGGCGGAGCGTGGGACGGCAAGACACCGATTACCCAGGAGGCTTCGCATTCGCTCATGATGGCGCTGAACGAAGCGCAGCCGAAGGACGAGCCGTACGACATCGACGTCTCCGGAAAATTCCGCGACGCGCAGGGGAACCCGGTTCCGGTGGCGATCGGCAAAAAGACGAAGACCGTGACGATGCTGAATCTGGGCGGCGGCTCGCAGTCGAACGGCGGAGCGCCAGGCGGTCCGTTCGATTCCTCCGACGATCCCGGCCAGCCCGGACAGCCATTGCAGCAGGCAGCGCAGCAACCTGTGCAACCCGGCGCAGCACAGGTTGGGCGGGGACTCAATTTCGCGCCCTCGGAGAAGGCGGAAAAGCAGCCGCGCAAAGAGGATGAGAACGACTGGATCCGGATCGCAACCGATCCGACATCGGACCCGCAGGAAGTGGCCCGGGCAAATGCCGCTCTCAGTCTGCAGAGACAAATGCGGCCCGCAACCGACGCACAGGCAAACATTGCGGCTCGCGCCAAAGAGCGGGAACAGGACAAGGCGGAAGATGCGAGTCGAAAGCGCCTCGATGCCCAGATGAAGAGCCAGGGGGCTGTGGCCGCGAAGCACGACGATCTGCAGGGCAGGGAAAAAGACCAGTGGGACTTGCATCAGCGGTATGCGACACTGGCGGATCCGACGAAGAACCCTGACAACAGCACTGTCTTTCTGCCGAGCTACAACTCGAAAACGGGAGAGATCACGGATGGGTCTCCGCGAACCATGACAGCGGCCCTCCGCGCCAGTTTTCTCGACAACTCCGCTCAGGCTCAGCGGAAAGCTCTCGACCTGCAGACGAAGGCCAGGGCTGTGCGGAAGTCAATGGGCTGGGGTGAATTCGCTCCGAAAACAACACCTGCACAGCCACCCCGGCAACTACGGCAGCAACCAGCGCAGCCCACCGCAGCACCGGCTGCACAGCAGAACCGTCCCGCGCCGCCGGCATCGGTGACGAAAAGCCTCGCGCCGGGGCTGCACAAGTTCGGCAATGGCCAGACGTGGCGCAAGGCGGCCGACGGGTCGATGACTTACGTGAGCGGCGGCGCTCAGTAGCAGAGAACACGATGGGCGATCAGGGCTGGAACGTCGTATCGTCGATTCCGGACAGGCCGGCTCCGGCTGCCGGAGGATGGGATGTCGTCGGCTCCCAGCCGGACGCAGCCCCGGAGCTGGGACGCGCGCCGGGGCTGCCGAGCCCCGAACTGGTCGATCAGCAGACCACCGCTCACGCGGCTACTCTCGCCGGCATCCTTCATGCGCGATCGCAGATGGAGATGAATCCGCCTCCGGTACCGGCGGTGGCGCTCCCGTATGGCCTGCAGACCGATCAGCAGAAACTCTCCGCTCCCGACGGGCCGACTTATCAGAACCCGCGCACCGGGCGCAGGTACGTCAGGCAGGAGCCCGGCAAAGAGGCCGGCCCGCTCAGCGTACTCGACACTCCGTACACCGGTGTGGTGCATGCCGGTGAAGGCGTCTCGCAGATGGCGGAGCCCGGCATGCGCAACAAAGCCGGGGGCCTCCACAAACTTATCGGCGGAGGTCTTGAAGCCGCCACTCCGCTGATGGTGGCGGCGGGCGCCACTGCCCCCGTTGCCACCGCAGCCACTCTCGCTACCGGAGCAGCCGCGCAAACGGGCGCCGAGGCGGTGCTGAAGAAGATCGGAATCCCGGAGGAATACGCGGCGGTCGCCGGCGACCTGGTTGGTTTATTCGCCGCGGCGAAAACTCCGAAGACGGTCGTGGCGTTGCGCACGAAGTACGAGCCGATCCTCAAGGCACGGTTTCAGAAAGCAAAAATCTCCGCTCCCGAGCCATCCGCAAATTCGACTGGCGCCGAACCGTACAGGCCGACAACGAAACCAGCGCAGCCGTCGCAGCCCGTCGCTGCACCGGCTGCGGACGGCGGCTGGAACGTGGTGTCGTCGACGCCTGAGCCACAGGGTAAACTTGAACAACCGGCAGGAGCGAACGATGGACAACCAACAGCAGCAGTGGACGCCCGGGCAGCTAGCCCGCTGGACACCGGAACAGCTGGAGAAGGGCGCGCGGTACATGGAGAACCTGCGCCAGGCTCGCGACCGCATGTTGGAGAGGGAACGGACGTCCTCGTCCCCGGCGAAGAGCGATCCATCCCGGCCCGATACGAAGTCCGCGAGTTAAGCGACATCCAGTCGTCGCACAACGGTCAGACTTTTTCCGCCAATCCGAAATACGAAGGCCGCAACGAGCGCGATTACTCGAAGCCCGAGAATCAGCAACGCGTCGTCGAACAATCGAGCGAGGAACGGTTCGAGCCCCGCTATCACATCACCGACAACCCGGATATGGGGAACGGGCCTCCGCTCATCGATGAGCGCGGCAATGCCCTCGGCGGTAATTCACGGACCATGCACCTGCAGCGCGTCTACGGCCGCGACGGCCAGAAGGCCGCGGAATACCGCGCCCTGCTCGAGAGCAGGGCTGCGAAGTTCGGGATCGGTCCGGAAGCCGTGCGGGCCATGCGGCAGCCGGTGCTGGTGAGGGTCGCGACACCCGAAGGCCTCGCGGCGCTGCCGGGCGGATCCAAGTGGGCTGTGCGAAAGACCAATATCACCGGCACCGCGGCGCTCAGCGCTTCCGAACGCGCCGCGGCCGACGCCGGCCAGATGTCACCGGAGATGATGGCTCACATTGCGGGCGCGATCGAGGACGCCGGGCCCGACGCCACGCTGAACGATGCGCTCACCGGCAAGTCCGGTACCGCGATCGTGAACCGGCTGATCGCGGAGGGCTTCTTCAGCGAACAGGAACGGCCCGGGCTGATGGACGGCAAGACCGGCGTCCTGACGCAATCGGCGAAGGACCGCATTTCAAAAGCGCTGCTCGGGAAGTTCTTCCGCGATTCGGATCAGATTTCGAGAACGCCGGCATCGATCAGGAATAAGCTGGAGCGCGTTGCGGCGCCGCTCTCGAAAGTGGCGGGCAATCCGGAATGGGATATTACGCCGGACGTGCGGGAAGCGATCGACCTGACGGAGTTCGCCGCCGCGCACGGGATCAAAAACATGGGCGACGTTGTCGCGCAGGCAGGAATGTTCGGTGAAGCGCCCCAGTGGTCGGACGGCGCCGTACGGCTGGCCGAGCTGCTGCGCGATGGCAAACCTAACGATGTCGTCTCGGCGTTCCGGAAATATGTGAATTCGAAAGAGCCGACAATGTTCGGCGAATCGACGCCGGCGGAAGCTTTTCGGGATGCGTTCGGAGCGGAGAAACCGCCCGCGCCTCCCACCGATCTTTCCTCCCGTGGTGCACGTGAGACGGGAGGAGGTTCCGAGGTCCCGGCCGCTGTTTCTCCTGCGGCGGCCGGGGAACCGGAAACCGGACCGCACGGACCGGTGCTGCGAAATTTCCATCACAATGCACTCGGGGCGATAGCGGAGCTCAGCCACCGCCGGGACGGCGAAGCGATCGGCGCGCTCCATCATCCGCAGGTGGGTGATATCGATCTGGTCTGGGGGAAGGCAGGCCCGAGAGGCTATGGTCTGGCAAAGATATCGGAGCGCCATCCGGAAGTTATTCCCGATCTGCAGGGAGTGCTCGACCGGTTGCGTGAGACCTCGCGGAACGAGAACACCATTCAATTGCGGGGAGAAGGCTACAGCGCAATTGTCAGGCGCAACTGGATGGACGACCCGAAGACCTGGCTGCTGACCGCATTCGGGAAGGCGGGAGAGGATACCGGGCCATCTGCCGGGGGGATGATTGACGTCCCCGGCACTCACGCGACAGAACGACAAGCTCCTCCGCCGGGTGGTCCTGATTCCAAGGATAACGGAACCACGTACATGGCCTCGGGGTTCGGGGCGTTCGAGCCGTTTCTGCGCGAGTCGATCGAAGACATGCGGGCGCTCAAAGCCAAGCGCGACGCGGCGATCGAGGAACTCGAGCGATCGAAGATCACGCCGGGTGAGCAACGCTGGGGCGAGCAGGTCCGGCATTACTTCACCGGCGAGCGCGATCTCTGGGCAGCCCGCGCGAATCAGGGAATTGCGAAAGTTCGCAAGCTTACATTTCCATCGCGCAACCGGCGAACGGGTGTCGACCAACTGGCAGAGGCGATTGCGATCGCACGCGAGTACAAGGGACGGCCGGATGAGCTCAAATCTGTCCTGGGCGGTTATCATCCGGATCTGGTCAGGATCGAGGATCCCGCGATTTATGACCGCGTGATGAAGCGGATTCAGGCGCTGCGGCCGGCGATCGAACGGGCGCTCGCCCCGATGGATGACAGGATGAAGGCGGTCGACCAGTTCTACACGAACATGGCGGAGACGACCGGCGCGGAAGGAAAGCGGGTCGGAAACCTCGATACGAACTGGAATCCGGAAACGTACGTTCCGCACGTCCTTAACCCCAAGGGTGAGGGAACAGTCGCTCAGCCGCGGAAGGCCGTCGGGCAGGCGATGGGCGGCCGGATCGGAAAGTATTTCGGGTTCTCGAACGAGCGCAGTTATCCGACGCTGCTTGACGCGGTGATGAATGACGTGATCCCGAAGACGATGAACATTCACGACGCGTTCACGATTCAGCAGGACCACTTCGCGCGATCGCGGGCGACGCGGCTCCTCGAGGACCAGCTGAAAGCGTCTGATATCGGCAAATATACCGTGCAGGGGCAGGCGCCGGAGGGATGGGTGAAGATCGCCCCGCAGTCGAACGAATTCCGCCAGTTGTCTTCCTACCCGACCGGGGCAATCGACGAAGAAGGCCAGCCGGTGACCGATGTCACAGAAAAACGCCTTTTCGTCAAGAAGTTCATCGAAGAGGCTTTGAGGCCGATCACCTCTCCCGATTTCACGACGGAAATTGTGGCTGTGCATGCGCTGCGTATCACGCAGGCGGCGACAAAAGCGGCGCAACTGGGATTGTCCTTCTTCCATGCGACGACTGAGAATTACATGGCGTTGGCGAACATGGGGCCGAAAGGCTGGGCCAAGGCACTGGCCGCGGATCGGGACTCGCCCCGGTTTCTGGCGGCCGAGCGGGACATGATCGCGCACGGGGGAACAACCTCGATCCAGGGCAACACAGTCGAAGCGTATCGCGCAATGCAGCCGGGTTCCATCCCGACGTATGGCGACATCTGGCGGCAAAACGCCGCGGTCAAGATCATGGACCAGGCGGCGCACGCCATCAGCGATTTCACGTTTGCGAATCTGCAGCGGAAGTTCAAGGTCACCGACTACCAGCTGCACACGGCCGCGTGGCTGGCAAAGAATCCCGACGCCTACGGCCGCGATGTAAGGATCGCGAAGCAGGGCATCGCGAAAGAGGTTAATGCCATTTACGGCGGGCTGCATTGGGAAAACATCGGGCTCAATAAAGCTACGGTCGAGATCGCCCGCGCGGTGTTCCTGGCTCCGGACTGGACACTCTCGAACGTCTTCAACGTGAAGTATGCGTTTGAGAAGGGGCCAGCCGGACAGATGGCTCGAATGTTCTGGGCCCGCACACTGGTCGGCGGGGCCGTCGCAACCCAGGCGATGAGCCTGATGCTGTCGGGTAAGTTGTCAAAGCGGCCCACGATGGTTTACATGGGCAAAGATTCGAACGGTGAGGATATCTTTCAGAACGTCTTTTTCAAAGGCCCGGCGGGCGATGCAACGAATCTGGTCACCAACATATACGATTACGGGCTGCAGGGCATCGCGCGCTCGATTGCGGGCAAGGGCGCGCCGGTGGTCCGAACCGTGATTCAGATTATCGGCAATCGCGATTACCTGGGGCATGAGATCGCACCGAAGGGAATGAATCCGCTGGCCAGCTCCGCCCGCACGGCGTACGCAGCCGCGAAGTCGCTGCTGCCGGTGCCGTTAAGCCTGACGAACCAGATCGATATGCTGTGGGGTCCTGAGGCTCATAAGTATACCTGGCCGGAGAGACTCGCTACGATGTTCGCGGGCAATCCCCCTTCGCACGTCGCGCCGGCCGGAACCCACATGCTGGACGGCGTGCTTCGGCCAAACACTCCGCGCGGGGAGAATTCGGTCCTCGACCAGATGGAAACCGGAGAGGTTTACCGGCGCCGGTCGAGCCGGTGATACTGAACGGATGTACAGTATCGCAAGGATGCGCAGTTGCGCTGGTTCACTGCACTGCGCGGGTCACGGTCGCGGGTAAAACGCGAGCCGCACCGACTTCGGATCTCCTCCGCGCCGCTCGGTAACCAGCTCCAGCCCGCGCCGGAGTGAGCCGCCCCCGCGTGGAGTGTACCGGTAAAGCGCGAAGATGCCGCGCCAGATCCAGATGTCCCACGTGATTCGAAATATGTCGCCGTCGCCATGGCCGCCCCGACCGCTCGCTTTCGGCTCATCCTCATCCGCCTCGTCCGCTCCATTCGCAAAAAGCATGGCGGCGTCGCCGGCTTTTCCCTGCGGTGTCTCGCACATGAGAAGGGTGCCAAACATAACCGGTCGCCCGTCCGGGCCAAAGACTGGCCGGTAGCCGCGCATTCCGAGAACCTCGACTCCCCGTCTGGAAAGGAAGCGCACCGGGTTTGCTTCGCGCTGGTACCTGGCCACGAAATCCGACAAGCCATCCGGAGAGGGCGTCTCTACCTTCGGAATCGAAGCGAGGATCGACCGGTTGTGCGCAAGATCCCGCTGTGTCGCCTCTTCCTGTTTATCCAATTCCCATTGAGGGGAGTTCCCGGCCCACGGTTCGGGCTGGACACGAGGGCGCCACGCGAAGCCCAGATACCAACGCCGGCGCGGCAGTCGAAGAAGGGAGCCCGCGACCGCGACGCCCTGCTGTGCGCGCGTGGCATACCGTTCCCATGGAACGCCCATCTTTTCGGCTATTTCCCGCTGGACGGCTTCGATCTTCTCCTCCCGGCTGTTCATCGTTCCCAGTTTTACGCAAACAGCATCAATTGTCTCGCCGCGATCGCGCGCCGCGGCCAGAAGCTTTCCGGATACGGTGCGAATTCCAGTTCCACCGAGAGCCAGAGCTGGCCGTAACGGCGGGCGCGGGTTCGTCGCGTCATGGCCACACGTTGGCGGGTATCGTAGCGGGAATGACACGAGGGACACATCGGGGCGACGCGCGCGGATTGCCGGGGATCGTGCGTCAGGTGCGCGAAGTTCAGATACTTCGGGACCGCGCGGCCGCAGACTGAGCAGTTCGGGCCGAGGGCTTCGATGAGGACGAGCCGGTAAGCTCGCCAGGCCGGGCCGTAGTATTTGCGGAGCTCAGGCCGGATCGGCATTTCATTCCGAGGGTAAGCGATTTGCGATCGGGCATGATAGGCGTATGCCCTCGCTGGATGTGCCGAACCCTGGCCGCAACGTAAGCTTCGACGCGCTCGAGGAGGATCCGGCGCTCATGCTCAGATTTGCCGCGTTGCTGATTCGGCGGCTGGAGGAACAGAAGCACCGGCCGCTGTCGCTCGCCTCCGTTTCGGTGCGGTTCGCCAACGCGCCCATCGACGTGCGGATAAGGGTCGAACACGAACACGATCCGGACCCGCACGGCCGGGAGCCGGCGCTGAAAGCTGAGAGCGCTGGCGAAGGTATGCCCGAACAATCTGATTGATGATGACGGTTCCCCACTCTGACGCGAGAGATCCATCAACGGGTCGATCAGATCCGTGTCGATATGAAAGCGGG